ATTTCGATTTGAGCGAAATTGCATCCATCCAATCAGCATAAGGGGGTAGGATATGAAAGTAAAGGTTATATCAGTTTTCCGCGACAAGTTCACCGGAAAGTATTATACTCCCGGTGAAGTGATTGAAGTCGGTGAGGAGACCCGTGTGCTGGATATGGAAAGTCGCAGACTTGTCGAAAGGGTTGAGGTGAAAACTCCCGAAGTGAAAACCACTGAAGAAAAGAAGGAGGTGAAAATCTCCCTCTTTGAGAAAGAGTTCGAGAAGAAAACTTTGATTGAGGCTTTGAAGTCCATTGGTGTGCAGGCTTCCGGCAATATGAAAGAGGAAACTCTTTTGGGTAAGGTTGCAGAACTTGATGAAGAATCAACAGCCAAACTGAAAGAAGCATTAGGTATCGAGTAAAAGGATAGGGTAGTGCTTCTACCCTTCCATTGTTTAATTTTATGAATCAGTAAAGAAATGAAGAATTTTATTTTTGCCATGTTTGGCTTTTTGATGATGTCTTTGGTTTCATTGAACGTACAGGCATCGGGTGTGGAATCTCCCAAGTGTGAATATATGAATCTATCCGTTGATGTTGGTTTACCAGATATTCAGTTTATCACTTTGAAAACAGCTCCGGCTGATTGTATTGTACTGACCATGCCACAGACTATGTTCTTGGTTGCAAATAATCCAGCTATGATGTGTTCGATGAAAGAGGAAACGGCTATTCAAGGAAAACAAATTTCAGTCCCTAAATGTCCGTTCCGATACGTGTTCAAGTCGAAATATTTGACTCATTACAGCTATACCGCATATAGTAAACTGGTTACACCATATTAATATGACGATAAACGAATACATATCACAGAAGTTCCAGTCTTTCGGCATTAACTTGTCGGAAGCTGACCTTTTGGATATGTGTCTGAATGCGGAGATAAGCGGAGAGGACGAGATGAACGAGGATTGTTACGGTCGTGTCTTCGTGGCGATTGCGAAGTTCATCCCCTCTCTATCGCTTCGTGCCACTTCAATCAGTGAAAGCGGTTTCTCCATGTCTTGGGACATCAAAGGCATCAAGGACTACTACTCATGGCTGTGCAAGCAGTACGGATTGAAAGACGAACTGACGGACAAACCTAAATGTACCTTCTTATGATATTCGCCCCACACATATTGCAGGTAAAAGTTATCACCCCGATGGAAAGGGATGAGTTTGGCAGACCCATTCCCGGTACAGGTGGTGAAAGCTGGCAGGACGTATGCAAGTGCCGTTGTGACGATAACACAACCAAAGAGTTTTCATCCGATAATGGTTCCGTATATCGTCCTAACTATCATGTGGTGTGCGAGAAGAGAATCACTATCAAGGCAGGGGATGAAGTCCGCTGTATGGACGGCGAGAGCGTGAGAGGTCAAGGCGAAGTTTACACGGTGAAGAGTACGAACTATTTTAACTACGCGGAATTATGGATGTAGATTTCGACCTTTCCGATGTCGATTCCTTTTTCGATGAAGGAGAATGGGAAGTTGAAAAGAAGATGATTGACGTTGGCGATGAAGCCGTGAAGTACGCGGAGGAACACGGCGATTACGAAGACCACACGCTCACCTTGCGAACGTCCAACAAGTATGATGTGGATAAGGATGGTTTGACACTCTATAACGACGCTCAATCGCCGAAAGGTTATCACTATGCGTCCAACGTGGAATCCAAAGGGTTTGAAGTCTTGAGCGGCGCCGCCTTGTTTGCGAAGAAACGGTTGAATGGAGAATTATGAATGAAAAATCCCGCTTTTGCCAAGTTAATACTTTGGCAAAGGCAATGTAGCCACTTGGCACGCACAAGGTAGCCACTTGGCAAAAGCAACCTAAAACAGACTGGAAAATGATAACGACCACCGACATAGCGAACATACTCTACCGCGACTGCCAGCCCTTCGGCATCGGCATCGTCCCCCACGGCAAGAAGCTGGCGGGCGCGCTGAAGTCCGAAAAGATTGTCATCCACGCCAAGAAGCAGCAGCCGGGTAAGTACTGGAAGCAGTCGTTCGCCGAGGTCAACCTCTGTGTCCCCGACCCCGGCGAGGATGAAGCCGACACCATCCGGCTGAATGCGCTTGAAAGGCAGGCTGTGGAACTCTTTGACGGCGTGGTAAGCACCTATGACGGCACCCGTTACCGTTACTCCATCGAATCAATCGGAACGGAAGCGGACACGGCTTTGAAGTGCCACTATGTGAATGTAAGAATTTTGTTTAACGTATTAAATGTGAAATAATATGATTTCAGCAGTAGGAATTAAGAGAATCTTGTTTGCCGACATTTCAAAAATTACGGCGGACATCACCCCCGAAATCGCCAAGACTTTAATCCAAGCGGCCATTACCGCCAAAGATGAAGTCTTGAACGTGCACGGGGAAACGTGGCAGATTGAAGAAACAGAAGCGTCTGTCACGGGGTATAAAAATCAATTGAATGGTCAGAACTACCGTTATGACACAACTCCCGGCGATATTACTCCGGCTTTCTCTATTGGTCAGTACGATTGGAAAACTAAAGCGGCTCTCATGGGCGGTTCCATAGTTGAAACAGGGGAAGAAGGAAGCAAAGTCGCGGTAGGTTGGAAACGTCCTCTGACAAAAGAGATAATCAATAAGGCTCTTTTCTGTCTGACGGATGATAATGTATGGTTCATTTTTCCCAATGCCCAGATTGTAGCCCGTGAAGCGAATACAGACAAGGCAATTGCCATTGCTGTTCGTGGATTGGTTCAAACTCCTAAGATAGCAGGGGTAGCTTCTGAATATAACTATGAGGAAGATGCTATTAAGGCATTGACAGCGTAAGTTTTAAGGTAACAGATTGTTTTCGGATGGCGGTGGGTGGTTGCTCACCGCCTTTTTAATTTAAAGATATGAATCAAGCGTCTAAAATTGTGTCAGATGCCCTGCTGGGGATGGACTTCAAAAATGTAGAGATAGGTGGAGTAGTCTATACCATCAAGCCGCCTACTATCAAAGTTATCTGTCGTGCCATTCATCATTTCTCCAATGTCGGTATGGAGGGAGATAATATCATGGAGGCTATTAAAGAGCTTCCTGAAGCTACTGAAGATATGCTGAAAGGTATTTCATGCTTCATCTGCGGGAATGATAGTTTGGTCAAAGAATTGGAGAACGGCACTTTTGAAGAAGTCAAAGATGCCTTGGAAGTCTGTTTCTCTATGATGGATATTTCGGCTTTTCAGTGTGTCAGCTCGATGAGGAACGTGTCGATGCTGGCAGCAAGACCGAAACAGTAGGAAACACAACGTTCTTCGGGCAGATAGCCCATTTGATTGACACGCTTCATTTGAGTTATACAGAAGTGTTTGAGGTTATCCCTTATAGGAATCTGTTGATGATGCAACGGGATAAGTTACACGCAGTATATGGTGGTCAGAAGGTGAATAGAATCAGCGGTAAGGAATTAGCTAATCGTAGGAAAAAGAAATAGATATGGCGAAATTATATTGTTTAACTTTTAAAATTTTAAGCTGAATCAAAAGAAGAAAAAGTTTAGATGATTTATCGGCACAGAGATGGAGATTAGCGCAGACTAACATTTCTGATGCAAGAATGAAGAGAGTTAATGCCGCATATCGGAAGTATGCTGGCAATATTCATTCTCGTGTAGGTAATTTCGGTGAATTAACCGACAGACAGTACGCCCGTAAGTTCTCGCGTAGGTCTTATGTGGGGCTGAATGGTGAGTAAAGAAAAAGCCGGAGAAATCCGGCTTTAACTAAATAACTTTATCATGAGTAGGATCGTAAGTCATTTCTCTATTCTTTTTTTCTATACGAAAATCTTTTATTTTTGATGAAAGTGATTTTTCTAGAGTTTGTTTTGCTTTGCGGTACGTACCATCGTTTGATGGATGCCGCGAACTAACAATAGCTCCTATAACTTTTTTATCTTTTAAATACCCTTGATTGTAGAATAAGTTCACTGTATTGCCAATTTGCGTTACAGCATGTGCTATATCTGTTCCCTTTAGTTCTACAAAAATATAAATACAATTGGAAGGCGAAGTTGGTGTATATACAAATAAATAGTCACACTTTCTATGTTTCGATGAACTGTCAAAATAACCGTCAATTTTTATTTTGTCAACTTCAGAAACCTGCTTAGATACAATAGTGAATTTACTTTTATTCTCGCCAACAGTGAAACGTGAAGTACATCTACATTTAGATAACTTATATTTGTCATCAAAAGATGTAGTGTCCGTAAATTGAGTTTTTCTTTCAAAGCATTTACAACCCATCTCTTTCGATATTACAAAGTTCATCAAAAATATGTCCTAGTTCGTTGGACGCTTCGTCAATATATTCTGCGCCTAAAGATTTAATGTCAGTATCTCTTATGTCTTTAACAGTTCCATTTGAATGAAAGAAATAAGAAGATACATCATCAAAATCAATCAGAGCCATTGAGGGAATGAGTTCTTTTATTTTAGGTAAAACAAGTTTTTTGTTGTTGCTTTTCTTTAATACTTCTTGTGCAAATATTAAATTATCTACTACTGATAATACATAAGGGCTGTGTGTTGTAATCACAATACTTCCATTTGACTTTCTCATTTTTCTCATAATCCAATCAATTAGGAAATGTTGAGTAGAAGGGAATAAATTTAATTCTGGTTCTTCTATAACTAACATTTGTTTTTTCTTGCTTTCAACATACTGATTAAATACAGTCCATAGGGGAATGATTGATTGAATTCCACTTGAAGCTTGGGATAACTTTAATTCCTTATGCTCATTTGTTAAATATATAGTATCGCCATTATTATTAAAAGATACTTGAATATTTAGTATGTCTATATCAATATTTTTGTATTGCATTCTAGCTTTTTCATATAAACTTCCAAAATCCTTTATACAATCAGGAATACTAGCTCCTGCCTGTAATAAAGAGAATATGCTATTAGAAAATGTTGAAATTAACAATCTTTCAGCTGGTATGTATACAGGAATACACTCTTCATAAATGACGCTCATCAAAAGTGGCTTAATGAAGTTTGAGAAAAATGCATTTTCTTTCTTTAGCTTATCGTCTTTTATGGAATTTTTTAGAGCATCTATTAAATCTTTTAATGACGATTCACTTTCTTTTTTTTCTATAAATTTTAATATGAAATCATAGGACTCAGATGTGTTAGCCATCTCCATGAGATCTGCATCTTTATAATTACTATGGAATTTATTTAATTCTATTTCCCAAATGTATTTTTCATTACGATATTGAATTTTTGTGGATGAATCGAATGAAAAATTTATATTGTATTTTTCTAATAAGTTGGTGAATGCTTTAAAGTTTCCTTCTTTGATAGCCCAAAATATAGAATTGTTGAATATTGCGATAAGCTTTGCAATTGTACTCTTTCCACTTGATGTATGACCGATAAAAAAATTATATTTTTTTATTTCAATATCAGCAGATTTTATAGCTCCGAAATTTATTACTTTTAGATGTGCCATTTTAATGATTTTGAGTCGTTTCTTAAAAATAAGAAAATATTCAGCAGCAAATATAGCTATAAAATTATAGTTATAACAAATAATGCCTTCTTATTCTCATTGAACAAAGAGATTATGAGTAAAGTTCTGGATTTTGGTTTTATAATTTTTCCGCTAACTTCTTAATATCATCCTTACTATTGATAACGTGAGTGCTATCTCCTATGCGAACAGCTCCTATAACTTCATCGGAAGATTTTTCAAAAAGGTCTGAAACTTGAACATTCAAAGCAGATGCTATTCGTTCTAATACTTCTACTGAAGGATTGCCATTTATGTGTTGACTTAATCCTACTCTGGATATTCCCATCTTATCAGCAAGCTCTTGAACAGTTGTTCCTTGCTCTTTTATAACTTCTTTTATTCGTAAAGCCATAACTATTCTAAATTATATTTTGTGCAAATATACATACTTTTAAATATGTAAAGCGATAGCTATTCTTAAATTGAGTTAATGTAAAGCGAAATATTTCTATTTTGTTTGATTATTTAAAGTGAACGGTTTACATTTGCATCGTGGTTATAAAACGATAGATATATGAAACGCTACAACTTATCTCAAATAATGAAAGACGCTCACCGCTTCTACAATAGCCGTTCAAGAATGGGCAGAACTTTTGGCGAATGCCTGAAACTCGCTTGGCGTTGGGCGAAAGACGCTATCAAGTTTGCAGAAGAAAGAGAAGTTAAGATAAAGGCTATGTTAGCCAACCAGAAGCCGGTAGAGCGTACATCTTACAATGATAGTAAGATTACTTGGTCTGACTGCTACAATTCAAATAGCCGTGGGTATATGGGTTCTCAATATTGTGGTGATTAAAGTCAGAGCAAAGTAGAAATGAAATAACTCAAAATATAAAGATTATGGAAACAATAGAACTAAGAGAAAGCGATATGTGCAGAGCTAAGAATCTCAATCGCAAAAACGGTTACGGCTTGGATAGCAAACAGATGATGCACCTTATTAACAATCATAAGAAAGGTGATGCGTACAAGCGTGCTTTGATAGAGTTTCGCTTGACTGATATAAACTTTCATCGTGAAGTCGAAATGCTAATGAACGGCAAGTATGATGAATTGAAAAAACAAGTAAAACAGTGGTAAGCAAAGAACGCACCACCTTCACAGGCAACGCGCTCGAAATAGTATAAACACATAAATATAACGAATATGAGAACAGAAATTATTAAAATGGAAAATTCTTCTTCATGTGAAATTGATTTGATTGAAGTAAGAGATGGACAAGCGGTAACCTCTTCATTGGTGGTTGCCAAGTATTTTGGCAAAGCACATAAAGATGTATTAAGGGCTATTAAATCATTGGATTGTAGTGAGTTATTTAACCAGCGCAATTTTGCGCCCGTTGAATATGTCGATAAAAAAGGTGAAAAAAGACCCATGTACTATTTAACTCGTGATGGGTTCACCTTTTTGGCTATGGGGTTCACTGGCAGGGTGGCTGCACAATTCAAAGAAGCGTACATTAACGCCTTTAACGAAATGGAAGAAATGCTCCGCAAGAATGATTGCACCAAGTATGCTGAAAAGATATTCAAATCCGAACTGAATTGTTTCAATAAACGGTTGAAAGAAACAGCAGCAAAAATAAGAAGAGAGAATGGGGTCGGATTTGGTATTTATGGTGAGATACAGGCAGGCGTATATGATTGCGACAAATTGCCTTTCCAAGAAAGATTGCGCAATATATTTGCCCAAATAAGCAATGCCTATGTAGAAAGTTATTATTTGGCAGGACACTATATAAACGCTGATAATCAAAACAAGCAGATACGCAAGTTGATTTCTGATTTTGAAGGGAAACTGGTAGAGGGATTTAGAATATATCCAAGCATATAAATACGATTATGAACTTCAAAACAAGACCACCGCCAATAATTGCTACCAAATGAGAGATTAAAAACATAGTTATAAATCAAAAACAACAAGAAAATGAGTAAACGATTTGCTATCGCCATTTTACCCAAAGAGAAACAGCAGGGGGGGGTAAAGTACGGTTTAAAGATTGAAAAACCTTCAGCATTGGGTAATGTGTATGGATTGACCGAAGAAGAGCTGAAAGAACTTCGTGGATTGATAGACAATGTATTGACTAAATAAGTATGAAACATATGAAAACGAGACCACCACCAAAAACTTCATGACAATGAAACGATTGTCGTGTTATGGTAAAATAAAAATCTCTCTCTTACACGATTATATAATAAGTTTGCAAACAGAAACAACGCAGCTATCCTCACAGCTGAAAATATAACCCCGCCATTGGTAAGAAGTGAGGAGCTTGCCTTTGGTGGGGTCTAATTTTTTAAACTGTGTAAAAGTATGAATAATATTCAGATTTTCCAAAATGAGCAGTTCGGAAAAGTAAGAATCGCGATGAATGAGAGTAATGAGCCTTTGTTTTGTTTGGCAGATGTTGCAAAAGCCCTTGGGTATAGCAGACCTGCCGATGCTGTAAATCAACACTGTAAAGGGGTCGTTATTTTGCCGACCCCCACAAATGGCGGTGTACAAGACATAAAGTACGGCAAGGAAAGCGAGGTTTATCGTTTGACTATGAAATCTAAATTGCCGGATGCCGAAAAGTTCCAAGATTGGGTTTGCGATGAAGTTTTGCCCTCAATCCGCAAACATGGTGCATACATGACCAGCGATACACTTGAAAAGGCTTTGACCTCACCCGATTTTCTGATTCAGCTTGCAACCAACTTAAAAGAAGAAAAACAGAAGCGTATCGAAGCCGAACAGAAGATTCAGAAAGATGCACCTAAAGTCCTTTTTGCCGATGCCGTTTCAACTTCTCAACGTTCTTGCTTGGTTGCTGAATTAGCAAAGATACTGCAACAAAATGGAGTGAATATCGGTCAGAACCGTTTGTTTAGCTGGATGCGCGAGAATGGTTATCTTTGCCAAAAGGGTGACTACTACAATCAGCCAACGCAGAAAGCTATGAAATTGGGGCTTTTTGAATTGAAGAAAACCACCATCACCAAGCCGGACGGCTCTGTATTGGTCACTACTACTACCAAAGTGACTGGTAAGGGGCAAATTTACTTCGTAGAAAAGTTCTTAGGTAAAGATGCTGCTTAAATAATAATGCGCACCTCGTTAAGTCGGGGTGCGCTATTAGTTACTTGGGAATAACTGATATAAAATCCCAAATAGGATTATTTGATATAGAAATAATCATTCCTTTTTCAGAAATCAGTTCATTTTATTTTTTATTATTTTCATCACTAAAAGAGTCTTCTCTATTTAATATAGACATTTCTTGTTTGCAGATAGATTTGAACCTCTGAAACATGATGAAATCTGCAATATTGACAGCTATAAATACCGCCAATATTGTGATAACTGCATACTTTATCCTTTTTTTCATATTGTATAATTGTTTTAGTGACAAAACTACCCCAAAAACATATTCCGTCAAACTTTCTCACGACAATTCTTCCATTGTCGTTCTTTTGCAATCTCTGAAATAGCAAAATAAGTTTCCAATATTTACCTTCACAATTATTTTACCACAATAGCCCGATTGTTGCATATTTCACTGAAAATAATCATCTTAAAATTTGGCTATGCCGTAACTTTAACAAGAAAAATGGACTTTAAAGGAGATATTTCAGGATTGGAAGAACTTATCCGGCAAGCGGAAGATGAGTATTACTCAAAACTTATTGAGATAGGTAAGAATTGCATTCGCATTGCGCAAAACGCTCGTGGTAGTAATGGATTGAAAGAATATCAGAATCATACTTTCAACTTGCGTAATGCTCCGGGGGCTTGCGTTGTGAAAGATGGGCAAATAATATGGATGGAAGTAGTAGCTGACACTTCACATCCTGAAGCGAAAAGCGAAACGGAAAATCTACTAATCTATTCAGAGAAGCCAAAAGACGGGCTTTATTTGGCGGATGGTATGCCTTATGCTTCATTCGTTCGTTCAAAAGGGTATGATGTATTAGATTCAGCAATATTATATGCAGGTAGACAAATAGAAAAAAAATTATAGATATGGCAGGCATTATTTCAAATGTAGACAGTGATGTTCAGAAGTTGCGCAAACTGAAGAACGAGATAGAAAATGTCAAAAAAGCATTGATGGGTATTAATATTAAAGTGGATATTGATATAGCGAAAGGATTGCAATCACAACTTACCTCTTTGCTTGGGCAATATGATGTATTGGTGGATAAGATTGCGGCAGCGGAAGGAAAGATTATGCTTTCTGTCAGTCGAATCAATAAAGCAACCGAAAAGATTGTCAAAGCACAAGAGGTTGTATCTAAACCTACGGCTGATCCGGCACAGAATGGAGATGCTGCAAGGCAAACAAATACGGCTGAAACGGAAAGTGTTCGGGCGCAAGCAAAGACTTATGATGATTTAAAAACCGAAATAAACGGCATTCTTGGCACAAGAGAAGAGAACATCAAACGAATGGTAGAGGAAATGAACGCTATCCGTTTGATTAATGCCGAAATCAAAAAGATAACAAAGTCGCAAGGTGAGTATTCTTCTTTGTCCTCTGCGCAAAGAAAACGGCTTGAACAACTGAACAACTCCCTGCTGACACATAAGGAGGCTTTGGCAGAGGTACGGCAAACTCTGAACAATAATGTCAAGTTGGATAATGTTGCCGCCACTTCTATGAAAGGACTGTCGCAGTCTTTGTCAAGGATGAGAATTGCTTATCGTGAACTGACGGAAGAAGAGCGTAATTCTCCTTTTGGAAAAGAACTCCTTGCTTCTATCAATCAGGCTGATGCAAAAATTAAGGAGCTTGATGCGACAATAGGCAACCACCAACGCAATGTAGGTAATTATGGCAAGCAGTGGAACGGACTTAGTATGTCTATCCAACAAGTAGGACGCGAACTTCCTTCTTTGGCTTACGGTCCGAAAGTGTTTTTTTCTGCCATTTCTAACAACCTTCCAATTTTAGCCGATGAAATTAAGCGTGCACGTATCGAATATGATTTGTTGAAAAAATCGGGGCAGTCTGCTACTCCGGTGTGGAAACAGGTTGCCTCTTCTTTATTCTCATGGCAGACTGCATTAACGGTTGGTATTACATTGCTTACTCTTTATGGCGATAAGGTGGTGGATTGGGTTGCAGGGCTGTTTAATGCTAAGAATGTCATGAAATCTCTTGTTGATATTCAACAACAACTAAATGACGTTCAATTAAAAGGAGTTCAAAATGCTCAATCCGAAATAACAAAGTTGGAATTATTATATAAAGCTACTCAAAATGCTTCAAAGCCTATTCGTGAAAGAAAAAAAGCTGTTGATGAGCTACAAAAATCATATCCTGATTTCTTCAAAAATCTTTCAGAAGAAGAAATTCTAACGGGAAAGGCAGCTGACGCTTATGCAAGACTTACTTCTTCGATTATTGCATCTGCACGTGCGAGGGCTGCACAGGATAAAATGACAGAGAATGCTAAAAAAATATTGGAAAATGAGGCTAAAATAACAGAAGAATATGCTAAAAGAGAAAATGCACAACTAAAACTTGACAAACAGATTGAATTAAGAAATAAAATAGACAGAGAGGCGAATCCCGATATGTATGCAGGTCAACAAATGATGGTTGGTGCAGCTTTGGGTAAGGTCGAAGAAATAGATGAAGGCATTGCTAAACTTAGACGTGAAATATACGAGCTAAATAAATCTCAAAATGAATTAGCACAAAACATAGATGTTAATGATTTGATATTCAACCCGAATGAAGATTCTTCAAAGATTGGTGAAGAAGAAAGGAAAAGACGTCAAGAAGAAGCAGAGAAATTATTGAAACAACAAGAACAGCTTTTCGAGGAACTTCTCCAACTCCGTTTCAAAAACCAGCAAGATGAAATCAACCTGATGAGAGAAGGCACGGAAAAGAAGTTGAAACAGATTGACCTTGATTATCAGAAACGGATTGATACGATAAGAAAACAGGAGGAAGAATGGAGCAAAGCCGGTAACGGTAAGCTGACCGACAAGCAGGCACAGAAAATTTCAGAAGCTTATACCAATGCCGAAAGTATGAGAGATAAAGATATTTCCGATGTAACTGAAGGACAGCTGAAAGCCGAACAACAGGCTTTGAACGACTACTTGAAAGAATATGGCACGTTCCAGCAGCAGAAATTGGCTATCGCCCAAGAGTATGCGGAAAAAATAAGGAAAGCACAGGAAGAAAACGGTGTTAATAGTGCACAAGTAAAGTTACTGGAGAAACAACGTGATGTTGCCATACAGAACAAGGAAACAGAAGCCATAAAAGCCAATATAGATTGGGTTACTGTGTTCGGTGAGTTTGGTTCCATGTTTTCCGACATGGTAAAGCCTGCCTTGGACGAAGCAAAAAAATATGTACGGACTGACAAGTTCAAGAACTCCGATCAGGCAAGCCAGAAATCATTGATTGACGCCATCAGCCAGATGGAAAAGTCTTTGGGTGGTACAAGTGGAGTCAACTTCAAGAAACTTGGAGAGGATGTAAAAGCCTATCATACAGCCGAACAAAACCGTATCAATGCCATAGAGATTGAAACAGCCGCTTTGGAAAAACTAAAGAAATCACAGGATGATTACGCCAAAGCACAGAAGAGTGGAACAGAAGAAGAAAAGCAGGTTACAGCGAATGCCCTTGATATAGCACGACAGAATGCTGACATTGCATCCGCCAATGTAAAGACACAGACGGATATCGCCAATCAGGCCCAGCGTAATGTGACTGATACCGCCACCAGACTGAAAGCAAGCATGGAAAATTTGTTGGGAGGCTTGCAGCAGATTTCATCCGGTGGATTATATAACGCGTATAGCGGAATTATCAAAACCGTGAACGGATTCAAGGATGTCATAGGAAAAACGTCAGAATCTCTTAAGGAGGTCCCCATTGTCGGATGGATTCTGTCCATCATTGACGTACTCAAAGACGGATTGAGTGATCTTGTCGGTGGTCTGCTTGATGCTGTTCTGAACGCGGTCAGTGGAATTATCGGTGATGTCTTGTCAGGGGATTTGTTTGTCACAATCGGCAGGTCATTGAGGGACGGCATAGGAAACATCCTGAACGCGATCTCATTCGGAGGCTTCAACTCCCTGTTTGGAATAGGTGGAAACGCCAAGGAAGTACAGGAAACGATAGACAGGCTGACGAACAGGAATGAAACTTTGCAAACGGCCATCGAGGATCTGACTGACGAGATGAAGGCAAGCAGGGGAATGAAATCGGTTGAATCTTACAAGGAAGTTGTAAAATATCAGGAGGAAGTCAATAAAAACTATCTGCAAATAGCAAAGGAGCAAGCCGGATATCATAAGAGCCACGGCAGTTGGCAGCATTATCTGAAATGGACGGATGAAATGCTGGAACACGCAAGAAAAGCTACCGGTATGCAGGATTTCTCCGGCACTGATTCCTTGTGGAATCTGACCCCCGAACAGATGAAGGCTCTACGGTCGGATGTATGGTTATGGGATATCATGGAATCTTCCGGTAAGGGAGGTTACGGTGAGCGTGTTACCGACAAGCTGGATGATTATATAGAGCAGGCAGGAAAACTGGAAGAACTGACCGACAGTCTTTATGAGGGCTTGATCGGAATGTCATTCGATTCCATGTATGACAGTTTTGTAAGCAGTCTGATGGATATGGAGAAGAGTGCGGAGGATTTTGCTGATGACATATCCAAATATTTCATGCAAGCGATGCTGTCAAATGCCATCGGTGAACGGTTTAGTGACAAACTGAGGGCATGGTATGATAAATTCGGTGAAGCCATGAAGGATGATGGTACGCTTGACAATAATGAGCGTAAGGAGCTGATGGATGAATACATGGGTTATGTGGACGAAGCCATGAAGCTCCGTGACGAACTTGCCGCAGCAACCGGATATGATAAGATTTCGCAAGAATCAACATCCCAGTCAGCTTCATCCAAAGGTTTTCAGGAAATGAGTCAAGATACTGGCGAAGAGTTGAACGGTAGGTTTACAGCATTGCAGATTGCAGGAGAAGAAATAAAGAATCAGAATATTATTCAATCTCAATCACTTAATCTACTAACAGTAAAAGCAGATGCTCTACTTTCCATAGATACGGAAACAAGAAATATTGCTGATGATACGCGGGATTTGATAGCGCAATCCTATCTTGAATTGGTACAGATTTCAGAAAATACAGGGGCAATCGTCAAACCTATTCAACAGATGCAAAGAGATATAGCAGAAGTTAAAAAGAATACAGCAAAATTATAGTCTATGGATGAATTATTAATTAATGGCGAAAACGCTTATACAACATGGGGTGTGAGAATGGGAGAGGGGTTTCTTGATGTTATTGGGGCATCCGCTCCCATGAAGGATTTTATTGAGAACAAAAGCCGACTTGAACATGGGAAACGGGTAATAATCAATAATCCTAAAGTCGATGAGAGGGAAATAACTCTTTCGTTCACTATCGAGGGTAATTCTCAGTCTGATTATCAATCAAAGAAAAAAGCTTTCTTCAATGAGCTTTATAAAGGCAAGGTTGATATTCAAGTCCCGGCTAATAGTAGCGAGATTTATCATCTGATTTATCTCGGTAAAAGTATCACTTACGCACAGAGTTTAGACCGAACTTTTGGAAAAATTTCAGCCAAGTTCAATGAGCCGAATCCGGCCAACAGAACTTAATTCACGACATTGGTTTTATTGTCGTGTATGTGAGTGCTCAAAATTGGGCACTCTTTTTTTTATCTCCGAACTTTGAAGACATGAAACAAATCGACATCAAAGACATATCCGGTGCTATCCTGCTTACAACTCTGATTAATGAAGGCTGTAAGCGTAAGTTCACTCTGATGAAGGAGGACTACATCACATTAAAGTTCTCCTTGGATAATCCCATATATTTCAAACTTGGCTCATACATGGAGTGTGACTTCGGACTGTTCGAAGTGTGCGATTTGCAGAAGCCCGCATTCAATACCAATACCGCCGGCTACGATTACGAATTAAGACTTGACGCCTATTACTGGAAATGGAAAAACAAAATCTTCAAATATACCCCGGAGACGGCCGGACAGGAGGCGTCCTGGAACCTGACCGCCCCGCTTGACGTACAAGCCGGTATAGTCCTGAGAAATTTAAAGGCTCTTGGTTACACATACAAAGGACAGGATTTTGTTTTCTCCATTGACAGTACGGTAGAGAACAAATCACAACTGATGTCTTATGAGAACATCAACATTTTGGATGCCTGTTTCTCCATGGCTAAGAAGTGGGATTGCGAATGCTGGATAACAGAGAATATCATCAATTTTGGACGTTGTGAGATGGGTGATCCCGTTGATCTGGAGATTGGAAAGAATGTTCAAGATATGCCTCATTCGGATTCCCAGTCCACCTATGCTACCCGTATCTATGCTTTCGGTTCTACCCGTAATCTGCCTGCCGATTACCGTCCGGTTGATGAGACGGTAGTGGTGAACGGCGTAGTACAGCGGCGTCTGATGCTTCCCGAAGGAACCCCTTACATAGACGCTTATCCTGACATGAGTACGGAGGAAGCTGTGGAGTGTGTGGTTCTCTTTGATGAAGTCTTCCCCAGACGTACTGGCACGATGTCGGATGTTGTGACGGAAGAATACGTGGATAAGGTGGAACAGGAGGACGGGACTACCACAGAGGAGAAATGGCTTGCCTACCGTTTTAAGGATACCGGTATTAATTTCTCTCAGGAGTATATCCTGTCCGGAGAGGAATTGAAGATCCGCTTTGAGTCCGGCCTTCTCAACGGTCTGGAGTTCGCCGTGAAGTTCAATCCTGAGGGAAAGCCGGAGAAGCTGGAGGATGGCGGATGGAACCCTGAGGCACAGTTATGGGAGATAGTCAGGAATGAGGACTACGGCAGACCGCTTCCCGGCGATGTGCTCTTTCCCCAGGATGGAGATGAATATGTACTATCCGGCTGGGACAGCACGAAAATAACCGAACTGGGGCTTGTGGGTGCTGCAGAACAGGAACTGAAGGTCAAGACGGAAAAATACGCTTCCAAATCAAAGGTTGACCCGAGTACTTACGACTGCACGATGATGTCCGGTGACGCATACCGCGAGGACGGCATTCATAACCTCTACAGCATTGGTCAAAAGGTTAATCTTATTAACAAAGCCTATTTCGATAACGGAAGGCAGTCAAGGATTATCGGTTTTGAATTTAACTTGGATTTCCCGTTTGACTCACCTGTCTATACTGTTGGGGAAACCGCCTCCTATTCTCGTATCGGCGAGCTGGAGGAGAAGGTTGAGAGCCTTACCCTGAAAGGACAGACCTATACGGGCGGTGGTGGTAGCGGCGTGTATGTGATTGGAAGCCACGACTCAACCCCGGCGACAGACCATAACGTGTATTCCGCATTACGCTCGTTGAAAACTTTTCTTCGTAAAGATAAAGAAGATATCGCTAATGAGCTGATCACTTTTTTGAAAGGTCTTTTGATTGGTAAGAACGGTAGTGGAATTACTGTACTGGAAGATGGTACCTCTCAAGCCGTTGTTGACCGGCTTTATGTGAAGATTAAGGCTGTCTTTGATGAACTTGAAGTGAAAAAGAAGACGCATGTTGGTGGTGAGCAGATCTTATCTCCGGCCGGAATGAAGTGTGTCAGGGTGGAGGAACTTGATGAGAGCTACCGCTGTTTCTTCTTATCGGAAGTCGATGGTATTACAATCAATAACGAATTTACAGTCGGTACATTAGCATTAGCCCAAAAATTTAACATTAAAGAAGGAACATCTCACAATGTATCCAACCGCTACTACTGGCGTGAGGTGACAGGTGTAGGATCTGACTATATTGACTTGAGCAAAACCAATGCCGACAAGGACAGTGATATCCCGGTTGCCGGTGATGATATTATTGGCTTGGGACACTTGACGGACATCACTCGTCAGGCAGCTATAATCCTTTCTTCTGTTAATGAAACTTCGCCTTCCATTATTTTTTACCAAGGCATCAATTCTTTCGCCCTTGCCGGGAAAGAAGTCATCGGGCTGGGCTTTGACAAGTCCACCGGACACGCCTATATCAATGTGTATGGTGATGCCTATATCGGTGCCAAGGATGAGAGCACTTACATCCGATATAGCCAGAAAGGCGGTGTTGATATCAAAGGTATGTTCCACATCGAAAAAGGTTCTACCGGATGGAAGAATATGGAAGGTCTGCCGGATGAGATACAGGCGGCGGCTGATCTGGCCCAAGAGGCTAAGGATGCGATAGACAATGCGGCTGTCGGCTCGGTCAATCTGTTGCGTAACTCCGGGTTTACCGGAGATTATGAGAGTGAAACATTGTCCTCTGATACTCAATTGTCTGCTGATACCGATTTGTATAGTAAACAATTAAAGTATTGGACGGGTGTGGCTACCGTATCCGCGGACAGTACTGCCGGCTCTGGGTATTCTGCTGCAATCGGTAGTTTGTCCCAATCCGTATCATTGATTAAAAATGAGAACTATGTTATATCCTTTAAAGCTAAAGGTGTGTCTGTGGCTGTTTCGTGTGGTGATTTCAGCACAACTCAGCCTCTTACGTCCGGTTATCAAAGATACACTTTCAAGTTCGCATTTAACGGTACAGGTATTTTTATGCTTAGTGGTACCGCAACCGTTTGTGACCTTCAGTTAGAGCGTGGGACCATCGCTACCGACTGGAAACCTTCAATTCTTGACAACGACAAGGCAACAGCCGGTTTCCAGTCAATCAATTATATCGCCAGTGCGATCAAGGATGGATCTGTGGATATTCTTGGTGGTCTGATATTGGCCAATATGATCCAACTGGGTAATTACAAGAATGGCAAGTTACAGAAGGTCACAGCCGGAGTTAGCGGCATATACAATGACGATGATGATGTGGCATTTTGGGCAGGTGGCACGTTACAACAGGCTATATTGACCGTGATGAGGTTTCGTAATGATCCGAATTATCAACCCACCGATGAAGAATGGGCGAATATGGCGAACTTCGTTGCCACTCATGGTGGCGATACGTTCCTGCATGGCTATATTTATGCCTTGGGTGGTAAGTTCCGCGGTGTGGTTGAAGCCTTGGGCGGATTTTTCCGCGGAAAAGTAGAAACATCTGTTGACGGGAAACGCATTGTCATTGATCCGGATAAAAATACTCTTGAAATGTACACGACTGAAGGACATGCCACCTTGATATTAAGGTTCGACACATCATCGGACGGATGGGAATATGGTGATTTGATTTTGCGGAAATATGCAGGGGACCAATTGATACTAGAAACGACTGTATATCCGGAACGTATCAGAATACAGAATTATGTAGAAAATACGGATATCATTCTTAATCCCAATAACGTATCCTTCTATGGTTCTAAAGGCGAAACTCTGTTGGTTGGGATGAAACCGGTATATGACGGGGTGAGTGTGTCTAAGTATGTGGCCAATATTGAATGCAGTAATTGGCCGTCTAAAGATAACGTCAGTTCCGGGCAGGTATATGTGGAATATGAGACAGTAGAAGGAGTCGTGACAAACGGGACTTTAAAAGTAAAGAAGTGATATGGAACTGAATTCGATCAATAAGACAGGTACTTGGAGTGAGGCGGCAGACCGTCTTAACAACAACTTTAGTAAGACTTCTACCGAACTAGAAAAGGTCAAGCAGAACGGTATCCGCAACAAGGGATTATTTTCTACTCTTAAATTGCTGGAAGAGGCTGTTCCATCTCCTGTTGTGGGTGACTGGGCTATTGTGGGGGATACCATACCGGGCCCTATATATGAATGCAAGATAAAGGGGAAATGGAGTCCTACAGGCATGACAGGAGGTGGCGGAAGTGTTGACTTGAACGGATACCTGACAGCCGAGGAGATAGACGATGTAACATCAATATTATAAGAGTTATGATAAGAATTAATTATCAGTCCGATTTTAAAATCATAGAGAAGAGCCTGAATGGAGATATAAATACTCCCTTCCGGTTTACTTACCGCACAGTCCTGTCGGGGTGTGTTGTTGCGGAGTTTGACGGGCACGGGTACAAGAACTGCCGCAGGCTTGATGATGGTGGTCTGCTGGTCATTTTTGGCAGGCATGGACTACGTCCCGGTGCTCTGTCGGTCAAACGCGAATACTATCTTTCCGATGCTGATTTTGCCGATGGCATCTGCAATCTTGTATCGGTGGAGAATACAGGTGTTATCCTCGTTGCCGGAAAGACGGATGAGAGCACGGCGGAGATCATGTCCTATCCGGATTATGCCGCATACAATGCGGTGCAGAGCGTCCCTCTGTCAGAGAGGGAGTATGATGATGTACTGAGTGATTTTATACCTCCTCTGCCACCGGAAGAGAAATAATGATTTAATAGTTAAATAAATAGTTACATAAAATAATGATAGCTTAAGTTCCCCCGGAACTTAGGC